ACTCATTGAGCCAGGCCGATTGCAGCGCGCTCACATATTGCGGCACGCCGTACACTTCCTGATTGATGTCCGGGGCCTGCAGGTGCCAGATACCGTCCCGCTCGAATTCGTAGGTATCTCGCCAGCCGTTGACGAAGAAGTAGCGCCCTGGCTCTACACCGACGCGCGTGTACTTGGCCAATGCCGGCTTGAGGCTCAAGAGCTTGCCCGTCATGCTCTCGCGCCGCTCGGTATAGCAGTTGCCGAACAGCAGAAAATCTAGCGCCAATCGCGTGAAGTCGCCCCGCGACAAGACAGCGGACGGTTGGAAGGTCGAGGCCAGGATATTGACCTTGCACCAGATCGCGCTGGCATGGTGGACGCTGGCATTCAAGGACTTGGCCAGGCCGACCATGCTCAAGGGCGGCTCGTACCAATCGCCATTGCGGTAGCACTCGACGTCGGCCAGCATGTCCCGGCCTTCCAGCACGGGTGACGGGTCGCCGAAAGAAAATGCCTCAACGGTTGGCGGCGGCGCTTCGACCTTGGCCGGCAGGGTGTTGTCGGATGCAGCCGCGCGGCGGCGTGCTCTGTGTTTCATCAGAAGAACTCCATGGAAGAGGTGTTGTTAGCGGTGGTGCCTTCGAAGGGCTCATAGTCGAGGGCGTGCATGACCGACCAGGCCAAGTCAGCGTGGCCGGTCTCCTCCGAGCGGCCGGCGTCGTAGGTGACAGCGCGTCCGCTGGGCGTGAGGATCTTGCGAATGGCCATGAAGGACTGCGCGATATCCGTCCAGCCCGCATCGAACTGCAGGCGGCCACTGCGGATGATGTTTTGGGCCTTCAGCACCATCCGTGTTTTGACTTCGGGCGAGTAGCTGATGGCGGTGGCGCCGGGGAAGAACTGCTTCACCAGCGGATAGACGCCCACGCCCATGCCAGTGGTATCGATACCGACGTACTGCACGTTGTAGCGGCCGCACATTTCCTTGATGAGCGCGGCTTGCTCGGCGAAGTCTTTGCCGCGCCATTGGTGGCGCTCGAGAATGCGGAAATTGCCGCCAGGGACCAGCGGCGGGGCAATCACCGAACAGCCGGCGCTGTCGCCCGTCAGCGAAGGGTCATAGCCGATCCACACAGGGCGGTGACCAAAGGGACGTGCCGTGAACGGTTTATAGTCGTCCCAATCCACCCACGAATCGACCATGCCGCGCTGCAGATCGGCCAGGGGGAACACCGACGCGGAGTCGTCGATGAAGTTACACATCAAGAGGTTGTCGAACTGGTCCGGCGAGTATTCGAAGTCGCGCAGTTCATCGATGTCGAACAGATCGCAGCCACCGGCCGCAGCGTCCATGATCGTGACGATCTGGCGCCAGATTTTGTCCTCGCCCGTGAACCCCGACGACAGCCGCTTGTGGCTCACATCAATGTTGACCTTCTCTCCCTTGGCGCGGCGCTTGTTGAATGCTTCACCGGTCCAGAATGGATAGGCCTGGTGCGTGGTGGCCGAAGGCGTGGAGAAGTAGGTCTTTCTCCACTTCTTGTGCAGGGCCATGCCAGACGCCACCTTGTTCAGCTCGGTGAAATTGTGCGTCCAGAAGAATTCATCGAAATAGAAATTACCGTGATAGCCCTGGGCGGTGCGTGCGTTCGTGCCGAGGAAATACAGGTGCGCACCATTGGGCAGCACGATAGGATCGCCGGACAGTTCCACGCCGCATGCGTCCTTGGCAAACTGGATGATGTATTGCTTGAAGACGTGCGCCTGCGATTTCGAGGCCGACAGAAAAATCTGATTGCGCCCGGTCTGGATCGCATCAATCAGCGCCTCGCGCGCGAAGTACCACGTTGCGCCGATCTGGCGCGATTTCAGGATGATGCGCGTGCGCTCGCTACCATTTCGGTACCAGACCTTTTGATAGTCGAACAGAGAATCGTTGAATGCCTCGACGATGCGCTGCTGTGCCTCTTCGCTGAACTCGTTGCGCACCGGTTTCTTCTTCGGTCCGGCATTGCGATTGGCGAGCTTGGGATTGAGGTCGGTTTCGTTTCCGCCCGGCTGCTCATAGCGGCGCACGCGTGCGGCCTGCACAAGCTGGCGCATCAGTGCATCAAGTTCCTTGTACTCGCCATTGCCCTTTACTTCCTTGGCGATCAGTTGCACTATGCGCGCTTCAAGGGCAATCTCTACGCGCTCCAGGCGCGAGACTTTCTCCCATTCATCGCGGTGCTTCCAGCTATTGACGGTAGACCGTTTGATTTTCAAGTGGCGCGCAATCGACGAGATGCGCCAGCCCTCGAAATAGAGCCGGCGCGCAACGTGCCGAGGCTCTGTCGCCTGGTCGATGTTGTCCTTGATGTCTTCTGGAATTTCTAACATGCCGCAAGCGTAGGCGGCGCGCGCGCGTAGCGGGGACTTTGGCGAGTCGCTATCCCCCTTTTCAACCCTCAGTTCATTGATGCATTTCGCCCATCGGCAGAAGATGACGTTATCCGATCAACCGATAACGAGCGCGAAAACTCATGGCAACCAAGAGCAAATTTTTCCGCGTCGCGACCGAGGGCGCGACCACCGACGGCCGTAGCATCAGCCGCGAGCAAATCCAACAAATGGCCGACAGCTACAACGTGAAGACCTATGGTGCTCGCGTGTGGGTGGAACACCTGCGCAGCCTGCTGCCCGATGGTCCGTTCAAGGCTTACGGTGATGTGCTGGCGCTGAAGGCCGAAGAGGTCGACACCGAGAACGGCAAGCGCCTGGCCCTGTTCGCTCAGATCGAACCGACGCCCGCCCTGATCGCCATGAACAAGGACCGTCAGAAGATCTTCACCAGCATCGAGCTGGCCGACAAGTTCGCTGATACCGGCAGCTCCTATCTGGTCGGCCTGGCTGTGACCGACAGCCCCGCCAGCCTGGGCACCGAGATTCTGCAGTTCTCGGCCACCAATCCGAAGGCATCCCCTTTCACGCCACGCAAGCTGAAGCCGGAGAACCTGTTCTCTGAAGCCATCGAGGCCAAGCTCGAATTCGAAGAAGACGGCCCGAGCGTCGCCGAGACCATCAAGCAGCTGTTCAGCCGCATCGGTGGCGGCGAGAAGAAGGCTGATGCCCAGCATGCCGATGTGGTTGCCGCCATGACCGCCGTGGCCGAGAAGGTCGGCGAGTTCGCGCAGTCTGCCGCGCAGGCGGGCAAGGATGTGGCCGAAGCTGTGGCCCGCCTGGAGAAGCTGGAAAAGCGCGTGGGCGACGAATCGACCGCCGCCGAGCAGTTCCGCCAGACCGTCAACTTGACCGACAAGAACAGCGTGCAGCGCCCGCCGGCCACCGGTGGCGGCAACAGCGGCACCGTGCAGACTGAGTTCTAACCTGCCGGCTGACCAAGTACACCATTTCCGCATTTCACTGGAGCAGAACACATGAAGAATCAGACCCGCGCCGCCTATAACGCCTACACCTCGCGCCTGGCGACGCTCAACGATGTCGCCGGCGGCGCCGTCCATTCCACCTTCTCGGTTGATCCGAGCGTGCAGCAGAAGCTGGAAGACAAGATGCAGGAATCCTCCGAATTCCTGGGCAGCATCAACATCATCGGTGTCGATGAGCTGGAAGGCGAGAAAATCGGCCTGGGTGTCTCCGGCCCCATTGCCAGCCGAACCGACACGCGCGGCGACAAGCGCCGCAGCACCCGCGATGCGTCGGCCATGACGAATACCCGCTATCGCTGTGAGAAGACCAATTTCGATACCCACATCACCTATGCCAAGCTGGATGCCTGGGCCAAGTTCAAAGACTTCCAGACCCGCGTGGCCAATGCGATCCTGAAGCGCCAGGCGCTGGACCGCATCATGATCGGTTTCAACGGCGTGAAGGTCGCGGCCGATACCAATCTGACGCAGTATCCGCTGCTGCAGGACGTGAACAAGGGCTGGCTGCAACAGATCCGTGAGAACTCGCCGCAGCGCGTCATGGGCCTGGTCGGCCAGGACTTGCCCGGTAAGGTGATCATCGGCGGTGGTGCCGGTGCGGACTATGCGAACCTCGATGCTGCCGTATATGACGCGGTGACCAATCTGGACCCGTGGTATCAGGACGATACCGGCCTGGTGGTCATCGTCGGCCGGGAACTTCTGCACGACAAGTATTTCCCGCTGATCAACAAGGACAAGGCCCCGACCGAGACTCTGGCCGCAGACATCATCATCAGCCAGAAGCGCATCGGCGGCCTGCCGGCGGTGCGCGTGCCGTCCTTCCCGGCCAATGCCATGTTGATTACCCGCCTGGACAACCTGTCGATCTACTTCCAGAACGGTGGTCGCCGCCGTCGCGTGGTGGACGAACCGAAGGCCGACCGCATCGAGAACTATGAATCGTCCAATGACGCCTATGTGATCGAGGATGAGGGCCTGGCCGCCCTGGTGGAAAACGTGGTGCTGCAGGACGCGGCAGCGGGCGGCGCCTGATGTCCCGCCTGTCTCCCGCCGCGCGCCACCGCGAGCGCATGCTTGGCAAGCTGGCGGCGTCCGCCGGCGAGCCGGGCGGCGTGACCACCGGCAGCGCCTATGAGCTGATGCTGATGAAGCTCCATGAAGACCGCCGCACGCTGTCCAATATCCAGTCCATCGAACGCAAAATCGAAATGAAGGCCACCCTGCTGCCGGCCTATCAAGACTGGATTGATGGTGTGCTGTCGGGCGGCCGTGGCGCCCACGACGAAGTGCTGGTCAACGTGCTGGTGTGGCACATCGATGTCGGCGACTACGAACGCGCCCTGCAGCTCTCGGCCTATGCGCTGGAACATAAGTTCACGTTGCCGGATCGCTACAACCGGACCTTGCCCACGCTCCTGCAGGACGATTTCGCGGGCGCCAGCCTGGGCGGCAAGCTGAAGGATGACCCGGCCCGCGCGGCCGAGATCCTGCAACAGGTGCTGGCCATGACCGGCAATGCCGATACGCCCGACCAGGCGCGCGCCAAGGTGCATAAGGCGCTGGGCCTGGCCCTGCTGGAGCTGGTCAATCAGGTGGACGCCGAGAACATCACGGCGGCCACGGCTGACCGGGCCACGGCTTCGCTGCAGCACCTCACCCGTGCGAGCGAGCTGCACCAGGCGGCCGGCGTCAAGAAGGAAATCGAGCGGCTGGAGCGGCGACTCAAGAAGTTCGCCGAACCGGTCAAGTAAAGAGCACCCCACGGCGCAGGGCGGCCCGAGACGGAAGCGACCTTGTTCGTCGGATGTCTCGGCCACCGCCCCCCACTAATTTCAAACCATGAGCTATATCGACGACGTACCGGTAACGGCGGGGCCGACCATGCCGGCCGATGTGAAGGCCATCACCAATGACGGCTTTTTCCCGGACATCAGCATGCCGGCCATGCGGGACGCCATGCGGCTGGATTCGACCGTGACCGACGCGCGCCTGCGCCCGGCCCTGGTGGACGCAATCCTGACCACGAATCGGCTACTGCGCGAATGGCAGGCCAGTTACCTGGCCAGGGGCATCCAGAAGCTGGAAGAGGTGCCTGCGTTCAAGGTGGACGGCGAAAGTCAGTATGTCGCGCATTACCGTCGCGCCGTCTACAGCTTCGCCAAGGCGGACATCTTCGAGAGCTATCGGGACTACGACACCACCGCGAGTGCGCTGACCGACAAGAAAAACATGGAATGGATGGACACGGCGCCGGACGTACAGCGCCGTAACGGCCATTGGGCCATTAATGACATTCTCGGTCGCACGCATGCGACCGTGGAGCTGATCTGATGCAGGTGCGCAGCCAGCAAGGTGACACGCTCGATGCGTTGGTGTTTCGCTACATGGGCGCCAGTAGCGGCTACGTGGAGCAGGCGTTAGCGCTCAATCCTGCCTTGGCCGCGTTGGGGGCGGTTCTGCCAGCGGGAACGGTGGTTACCCTGCCCGCTGCAGTGGAAACGCCCAGCACAGCGCAAGACAGCATCAGCCTGTGGGATTGACAACATGAATACCAAATCACTGACAAGGGGAAATCACGTTATGGCAGCAGAATCCGCCGGCGGCATCGCTGCCATCCTGAAAATCTACGGCATCAAGGCCGTGCTCGGCATGGTCGGTGCCGCGCTGCTGTATATCGTCCTGCCGCCGCGCAATGCTGATGGCTCGTTCAACGAAAAAGAATTCGTGGTGCGCCTGGCTTGCGCGGGCGCCTTCTCCATCATGTTCGGCGATCTGGCGTTTTCGGTGCTGCTGCAGCATGTGCCGGCCATCGCTGCCGTGCTGGGGCCGAAGCCGGTCGATTTGATGGTAGGTGCGCCGGCCTGGTGGAT